CAAAATGCCTGCACCAAATTTCTGAGTTTTTTTTCCAACTACCTGGAACTAATGTCTGGGTTACTACACTAAAATTCCAGCCATCATCACCCGAAGCATGACGCATGTGGTTGTAGTCGCCGTATTGAAAAATTTTATCAACTCCATTATTCGAATTATTGTCAATCACAACTCCTGCAAAAGAAACGGAATTCCAATTTTTCGAACCGTTGCGATTACTGCCAATAATTGTCCTAGAGTGTTTCTGATTCTGTTCAATGCTAGACTCGTATCTTATAAACTGTGTTGGATATCCAGCATCTTCTCGCATAATAGCCGCTGTATTATTTGACATAGTTAATTGATTTTTAACTAAATCAAACACAAGGGATCCATCTGATGACTGGATACGGTCGCCAGTAAAACGATTTGCAGAAATATCAATCGAAGCAAGTTGCGTGATAAAGGCTTTTTGCGATGTAAGTTCTCTGATGAATGCTTGATTTGACACAAGTTTGTTGATCATGGCAGAGTCCACTAGTAGTTTATCTGCAGTCACTGCATTACTAGCCAAAATCTGAGTAGTGACTGATCCAGCTTCCATGTGGCCTGTTTGGACACTTGCAGAAGCTAGATGCCTGCTTGTGATTGAGCCATCAACTACCATGTCACCTTTAACCTTGATCAATTGTGCGATTAGAGCAATTGATTCCGGCTCTTGTACGAGCAATGAGCTGATGGTCTTTCCACTAATTTCCTTACCAACACCTAAGCTGATTTGACCAGGAGTGATCTGAATATCTGTTTTTTTAATTGTGTCTTCCAATTGATTGGTTACAGTCGCAAACTGACCATCTACAGTCTGCTTATATTCAGCAATCTTAGATGCTATAACTTGATCATTATTCTGTTTTAAATCTTCAAATTTTAGATTTAAGCTGGCTACATCTTCGTTATAACTAGATTTCCTTACATAGTTTTCCTCGACTCTAGATCGTTCGGCAGAAATCTGTTTTGCAGTCTCTTCTCTCGTGTACTTATTTAAAGCATCTTTTCTAGTTTCATCGGAATCTACATAAGATTCAATAGAAGCGATTCTTGTTATCAAACTATTCGCTGTTCGTTCAAAGGATGATTTTGCTTCTGTAATTAAGCTTTCCTGATCCTTGATTGATGGAGACCATTCACTTCTTACAGTGGCTTTTTCAACTTTAACTTCCCAAACGGATTTTAGTTTATTTGGATCCTTTCGATAGGTGTTTACCCGTAGATGATAAATTCCAGTAGGTTTGTTCCATAGAATCTTTGTTCCAAATGTACCGGTTTTAAGATCAGAAACAATTTGATAGTTTTGATATTTATCATCCATTAACCAGAGTACGACATTATCGCTTTCCATCCCACCAATGTGTAATGCTGTGAAATTTCCATCTGTTTTGGCACTAACAATATACTCCTGCCCTTGTTCTAGGTAGATGGATGTCTCGTTTTTGTAAAGCGCATTATTATCAAAATTTGCCGGTTGTTTGTTCGGTTTAAATGGTCCTTTCGAACCATTTAGCAAATTGACGCCACCGATTTTTAATGAAGTAAATTCTTCTTTGACTCCTGCCACCGTCTGCTCAACATAAGACCGATCAGCTTTGCCATTGGCCACATTAGTGAGGTCAGAGATGGCTTTTTCTGTGGTCTGCTCGAATCTGGATTGTGCGCCTTGTACCCCAACAAATTGGCTTTGCGTTTGAACTTTGAAGTCGTTGATCAGCCTCTGGATATCGGCATCACTGTTCTTTAATTGATCAGTTGTAGCTTTCAAACCTTTCATCTTGACTTCAATGCCATTGTATTGAGCTTTAAACTCTTCTACAATCTCATTCTTGTTTGCTTGGCTTGCTGCTACGATCTTCTCAGTGACTTGAGCTGAGATTTCCTCTTTGACCACTTCAGCCTGAGCCTTGGCTTCCTCAATGCCATCTGTGACCTTATTTTCAATCTCCTTAGCTCGTTTCTCATATTCAGCATTGGCATTATCAACTAATTTTTGAACCTTAGCCTCGTATTCAGCATCGTGACTAGCAATTTTCTCTTTGACTACATCGTCAACGATTTTGCCAATCGCACCACCTAGCGAACGTGAAATTTTACCAAATCCAATCTTCTTCAATTTTTTAGACATTGGACTGTAGTTATAACTGGTAATCTTTTTGCGAATATCAACATTATAGAGTTCATAAAAAATTGATACTGTATCAAATAGTTTTACTGGTTGATCAGCATGACCCAGAACATCAATCTCTAAGCTCTCATCTGGCAAATCGCAAAGACTTGACTGAAAGTATTTCTTACCATACTCTTTTAAATCCTCAATGGTTTTAACATCTTGATCTTGGACATCCATGTCATCCTCGTAGATATGCTTATATTTATCTACAAGTGGACTGTCTACAGTAGCCTCAAGGATTTTGTCCTTCTCTCCTTCTCCAGATGCGGTAATAACCTTACGAAAATGAATTCTTGTCTTAAGCGATTTAGTAGTTGTGGATTCTTTGTACTCAGAAAGGTTTTTCTTGTACATAAAAAGAGATTGATTCTCAATCCCTCCATTTTTTAACAATCTCACTGAGTATTTATCTCTGACTAAATCACCACCCCACTGGCCAATAATCGAGTGCTGACCTTTTAGTAGTGCATCAATTACTGATACATTCTCTATGTTTAAAGTATGTAATTCAGAGATATCAGAAAAGAAAGTAAAAGGGCATTCTCTCTTTAGCCCTTCTACTAGCTTGTTCATCACAGTAAAACCATTCGCCCGATCTACATTGATCTTGCGGATACTATATCCATTTAGCAACGTTGCTACTTGATTAGCATATACAGTGATATATCCGTGCCCCTTTTGGATGTCAATGATTACAAATTCTTGTTCTCCTGACAAATCATCTGCCAACAAATGAACTTCGTTTTGTAGTAGGCTCCATTTTTCATCACTAACAGGATACTTGAAGGTGACTTGATAAGTATTATTTTCTTGCTGGCTGATGTCATCATCTGTACACAAATTAAGAGGTATATTACCCTCTTTTAAATAAATCAAATGATATACCTCCAATTTCCTTGAATTTTGATTTTGGAAACATTACCAGATGTAGTTACGCCTGTAACTCCTTTAGGCAGTTCAAAAAAAGGACCTCTCGTCCGCAAGGTGTTTTTGAGTTGCCCACTCAATGTATAAACGTTTTGTTTCCGTTGCCTACAATCAATTTTAGCCCCACCTGATAGGTTCAATCCCATTGTCTGGTTGCCAATCGTTAGAGTTACTTCTCCTTGCCCTTCAACTGTAATAACTGGTTCCGAGTAAATTGTACCTGGATTAGTGATTGTCCCACGTCCTGATAGCACAACCTCTTGGACATTTTTTAAATATCTAAAAGGATGTTGATACACCTTGATACTTACAATCCAGTTATTTTGGCCATGAAGCGAGATTTCTGATTCAAGTAAATCAGCATAGTAAATGCTACCAGGTTGATAACTAAATTCCAATACATTGTCCTGCTTCTGGAATGCGTTAATAATAGCTTGAGCATCTTCATATCGCTTAACAAATAACTTCAAAGTACGCTCATATCCATCATAAGCACCATCTTCAATGTTATACTGGCCATTCATTCCAAATAGTTTTTTCTGCTCATCATATCGAGGGATAGCACCTTTAATATCTCCAAAATCAGTCACCACACTATCTGATATAGTGTTTGTGTTAAAAGTATTGATAATCAGATAATTTACTGCCATTAGATCCCCTCTCTAGCCATGATTCGTCCTTGACGTTGATAGGCATTGATGGCTAATTTTTCTCCATCTAAGTAAGTATTAGAGTCTTTGTTTGATATCTTCTCAAGCCAAGTATCTAAACTTGATCTCAGAATCATCATCTCAGACACCATTCTAGACTCAGTTGTGTCATATTTAGCGTTAGGCATCTGCAATGTGGATGTGATATCTCTACTGAAAGATGCTCCTGATCCAAAATCAAAATCATCACCTGTAAATGCATTTGAAATCCATCCAGCTACTCCACCAACAGTTCTTTGCACATCTTTAAAACTATTTTGTAAAGAGGTATCAAATCCTCCCATGATAGCTTTACCTGCAGGTATTAATAACCTACGGTCATAAGAAATAGGTCCTTTGTGGTCACGAATCCAACCAGCGATACCACCAATAAAATTCTTAACACCATTAAACGCACTTTTCAATCCCCCTAAGAAACCATTAAGAATAGCTTTACCAGCATCCCAAAGGTTGATATTTGCTAGGCCAGAGAAAAATCCTTTAATACCTGAACAAAGGTCTTTAACTCCGTTTTTCATGGTATCCCATGCCTTTTGTGCACCACTGGCAATTCCATCGAAAATACTACCAAGACCAGATTTGATACCTTCCCACATGCCTACCGCTGTAGATTTGATGCCTTCCCATAATCCTGACATGAAAGATTTGAAACCTTCCCAAAGGGCTTTTGCGCTAGCTATGAAAGCATCTATAATGCCAAGAATAGCTTGACATATTGCATTCCACATGGCTTCCGCTGTTGCCTTTATAGAATCCCAGATTCCAGACAAGAATGTCTTAAGCCCTTCGAAAGCACCAGTGAAGTATCCTATGATTGTAGAAATAATCCCACTAAAATAAGTACAGATACCATCCCAAATCATTGATGCGGCAGATTTGATACTTTCCCAAATCAATCCTAGATCTTCACCCATTTTTGTAAAGTCTAAAGTTACCAAATCAATGATAAATAGTACCGCTCCCATTACAATGCTCTTTATTAATTCCCAGGCACTGCTGAAAATCATTTTAATGCCTTCGAAAATCTGACCTAGACCATCTTTCATTCCATTCCAAATAGACATAAAAACATCAATAAAAGGCTGGACAATGGCTATTACTGTTTCTGTAATTGTAGTCCATGCAGCTGTAGCTGTACTAGAAATACCTTCCCACAAAGCAACAAAGAATTCTACTATTCCATTCCAAGCGATTTTTATTCCTTCAATCACACTATTCCAGACTTCTACAGCCCCATTCCAAAGGTTTATTGCTCCTTCTGATATGGTTGTCCATAAACCTGAAAAGAACTCTACAAGACCATTCCACAAGCCTACTACAAAATCAACGAAAGCACTCCAAATCTGCTTACCCGTCTCTGTTTGGGTGAAAAACCAGACTAAGGCACCTACAACAGCAGTAATAGCGACTACTAATGCTCCGAGTGGGTTAGCAGCAATTGCAGCGTTAAAAGCTAAAACTGCGCCTTTAACTGCTAAAAGTGCTGATTTGAAACCTGTGATAATAGATTGAATAGTTGTAATTGCTTTAAATGCCAAAAAACCTGCTAAGGCTCCGGCTAGAGCAGATTTAACAATATCCATAACTGTTTTATTTTCACGCATCCACTTTGTAAAATCTTTTACCTTACCTGATGCGTCAGCTAAAACTTTAGTAATGGCCTCAAAAGCTGAAGCTACTCCTCCAACACTATCTTTACTTTTAGCAAGTCCAAAAAGGTCACTGATGAACTCTCCGACAATCCCGGCAACGTTACTAATAACAGCACCAATATTTTCAAACATGGTACGGATATTATCACCAATGTTCACAATACTACTAGCTGTTTTCTCGTTTATTCCTAGCTTCTTTAAAAAATCTATATTATCTTTCTTACTCAATGATCCGAAAATCATATCATAGATAGTGCTGACCACTCCTCCTACTTTATCAAAAACATCATAAAGATCGTTCATAATGCTTTCTCCAATGTAGTCTCCGAAAAGCATGTGCATAAGCTCACCGAGTGCACCAGCTAAAACCTGGGGGATCCCTTTCAACACATTCCATACCATTGGAATAAGATTACCTACAAGGAATGTTTTAACGGTTTCAAAAAGTTGATGCAATGAAGGCATAATATCTTCGCCAAGAGCTAATTTCCCTAAGACGTTTTGAGCTGCTGCTTTCATGGATGCGAACGAACCACTAAAAGTAGTCGCTGCCTCTTTAGCAGTTGTCCCGGTAATGTCTAGATTTTCTTGGATAGCGTGGATAGCTTGGTACACGTCAGATAGATTATTGATATCATACTTAACACCAGTCAATTTTTGTGCATCAGCTAGTAAGCGTTGCATTTCTGTTTTTGTACCACCGTATCCTAGCTTAAGATTGTCTAGCATTGTATAGTTTTGCTTTGCGAATCCTTGGTAAGCATCTTGAATACGGTCCATAGATGTCCCCATCTTATTGCTATTGTCTGCCATGTCGACCATAGCCATGTTAGCAACATCTGCCGCCTTCCGAGTGTCACCACCTAAAGATTGAAGGAGACTGGCACTAAAGCCTGTTACATTCTCCATGTAGGCATTGGCTGAAAGTCCTGTAGTTTTGTAAGCCTCGTTAGCATACTTTTTAACCACATCAGCAGAACCTTTAAATAAGGTTTCAATCCCTCCTAATGACTGTTGGAGATCTGCACCTTCCATCAATGATGAATGAATTAACTTACCAATTCCGGCAGCAGCAATCAGTTTTTTTGTGACACCAATCAGTTTTCCGGCCAACGACTCGCCCACTTCCTTACCAACTTGTGGGATATCCGCCCCAAGTTCTTTTGAGAGCATGCCTTTCATCCCACGAGCTGAAGGTATTATTTGCACATAGGCTTTACCTAATTCTGTCGCCACTAACTACCACCTCCAATCTTTTCTAACAATTTACTTCTGTATTCTTCAAATTCCTCTCCAGATGTAAATACCATCTGTTCCTTTTCCTTCTCAACCTTGAGAAGACTATCAACCATTGAAGCCGGACGGTTTTTGCCCTGTTGTCCATCTTTTGTTTTCATCCATACAAGCATAGATAATCGATCCAACATACTTGCCTGGATTAATAAATCAGTTGGTACATTCTGCCCTGACATTGCAACTTTTATCCTTGAATCATCACGCAGACCAAATGAAAAAACAGCTACCTGATATGCAGGTAGCTGTCTGTAATCATAAATACGATACGTCTCAGCTAAATCACAAATCAAAGCATCTTCATCAGTTTTGATCATTCTGGAAAGGGTTACTATTTTTTTACATTCTGTGACTCGAAGATGTCCCGTACTTCATCCATCAACTTCTGAGTTGGTACAATTCCATCTTCACCACGGACGTGATCTTTCAATGCTGCCACCTGATCACCGAGTAACAATTTAAGCAACCGAGGTAGTACAAGAGGGTTTTCATCGATTTCAGCAATAGTTTCTACTACCTCATAGTTCTCCATCCGTTCCATACTGATATCGAATGGAAAACCTGTTTTAGTAGTCCCTTTAAATGATTTAGTTTCTGACATATATTAAGCTCCTTTGATGTATTCGTAGTGAGTATTGCTTTCGCCATCTGGGAATGCTGTAAGAGTTGTTTGGTATCCGACTGTCTCAGCATCTTTGTAAGAGATAGTTCCGATACCTGTTACTTTTCCTTGAGGAATAACAATACGTTTCATAGTCCCATCTTTCAAAATCATATCTACCACAACGCAATGGCTAGTTAATTCTTTTGAATTAGCATTGATAGTGATACCTGTTTTAAGATCCCCACTAACATTATCAGCACCGTACACTTCCTTAAGCACATTGACGTTCAATGCTTCGATTAATGTATAAGTAAAAGTATCGGGTTTTTCTGTTTGTGAGGAGTGTACGATGTCACCACCCCATGCTTTGACGTTTTCAGATTCAGGGCTATTTTCATTTTCCAAGCCATCCTCTGAGATATATCCTAGAGATAAAAATTTAGCATTTAAGGCGGTTGTCGCATCTGTTGGTAGAGGAGTCCCAGTAGGTGCTGAATAGATTGCCCCCCCAATTTTAGGTTTTGCTGTCGTCACTAATGATGACGATGTTGTTTGAGTAGTTTGAGCTTCTGATCCCATTCCATTCTCCATTTCTTAAAAATAATTTATGTCAAATACCGCTTGATAACGATATTTTTTAGTTTCTGTGTCTGTGAAATTGTAATCACTGTTTAGGTGGATTCCACTGATTTCATTCAGTTCAATCATGTTTTCGACAACTTGTTTTACTTTCTCATTCAATTCAGCAGCTTTTTGCATGCTGGTTGAATAACTCTGAAAAGCAAATGTTGCAGTCTTTGCGTGGTTCTTCTTGGCTCCCCTAGTCTTTTCAAGGATTACAAACTCTTGTGGCATGTTTGTTTCATGCTCAAAAAAAGACGGTACCGATAAATGACCGTTAAGATATTTCTTGATAACAATTTCAATCATTTAATTCACCGCCTTCAAAAGAGTATTGTTTTTCATATTGTCCTTCTTAGCTTTATAGGTCTTTGCACTAACCATTGCATTAGCACGATTTTTACCTACATGAATATCTTTTACGTATCCATCACCACATCTAGCTTGAATATCAGATGCATATTGAGAAAGGATACTCTGCATAGGGGCAGATTTCATTAATTCAGCCACTCCTGCACGATTGAGCTTAAACTTAATATCACTCATAGCGTTCTACCATCACCTTCTTATTCCAAACTAAAGGAAGCATCTCCTCAATCCCTTCAAGAGGAATTCCAAAAGTTTTCCATCTCTTACCGAAAAATAAAACTTCTTTATCTTCCCAATCATGAAGATCACCTTTTGGTATTGCTAGAGTATACTCTGCTTTCCGTCCAGTTAGATTCATCTGGCTTGTGATATCTTCCGTTGAAGATGGAGATATAAGGACATTATCCACCAAAGTTTCAACTTCCTCAAAAATGGGATGACCAAAGTCATCCCTTCCCTTCTCAACGGTTTCTATAAGAGTGATCGTAATACCTTTAATTCGTCCCATAAAGATCAATCACCCCATATCTTTGCTTTTTGAAGCCTAACCTCTTTAATTCAGACTCCTTGATAAACAAGCCACCACCAGGCACCAAATAAGAGCCACTAAAAGAATATCCCATAGCAGACTCAGCCATTTGTGTCATTGGCTCCTGATCGGTTGATGTCATTAATGTACGAGCAACCACATCCACGGTAACAGATTTCACAACACTTTGATAAGATGGGCTGTCAAGCACCATCTTATCTATATCTTTGCTGACTTTCTTAGCTTCCTCACGAAGAGAATCTGACACAATTTCCAACAGTGCCTTAGCTCTCCCTCGTTCATCAAATTTCAAAGAACGCCACAAAGTTTCAAGGTCTTCAACTGTCGCAAATGTTGTCATTTTATTTACCCTTCATGTTGTTCTAAAAGAGCAAGAAGGTCAGCCTTCTTAGCTCCTTTGTCGTATTCGATTCCTAAACTATCTAGTTTAGAGCGAATATCTGCCACTTTCATTTCTGGAACTTCTGTCCCGTTTTTATGTTCACTACTAGCAATCCAATCGCCGCCAAGCACTGAATCAGTGGTGATTATTTCTCCTGATACTTTATTAACGTAAATCATTTCAAATCACCTTACGCTTTAACACGAGCAAATGCATCAGCATCAAGGATACCCCATCCAATAAACGCTTCAGCACGCAGCAAGATTTCATTGTAGGCTTTCAAGTCACGACCAGCTCCGTCTGGATCACCATATTCAATGATTTCCATTGGGATATTTTCAGCATAACCCCACTTGAAACGGTTTTCAAAGTCACCAACGATTGCATGGTCTGTTTGAGCAGTTCCACCAGTAACAGTCAAGTTTTTGTTTACGTCTGATTTCATTCCGTAGAACGAGTCAGGATTTTGACCAAAGCGGAATTCTGGATATTGAACCACACCATTTACTTTCAACTTAGCAAGTGATTGACCACCTACTGGAGAGATAGCCACACCAGTAACTTCTCCACCCTTAGCTACGATTTGTTGGACAGCAGCATCAATATTATCGTCAAATTTATCTTCTGCATAAGTTACGATATTCCCAGTGATCAAACCATCAAATGAGTTAGTGTCACGGAAGGTTGCATCTGTAAGCCCTTTTGGCTCCAAACCGTGGATAGCAGCGATATCAAAAGCATCTGCGATTTTCTTAGCGAATCCATCAGCAAATTGTGAAAGATATTCAAGTTGTTTTTCTTCAGAAGCATACTTAAATTCATCTGTGATCCGTGCTTGGTATACAAATTTAAGCGGTTTGATTACCTTTGGTTCAATGATTGCTTTACCAGCACCTTTTTGTTGTCCTTCACCAACAATTTGAGCATTCCCTTCAAGATTAAAGATAAATTGCTCAACTCCATTAAATGGAATTGGTGTTTGAGATGAGAGCTTAGCAAGAACAGAACGTCCTTGTACTTTTGAAATGAGTTCTTTAACCAATTCTGGTTTAAAAAGCGTTCCTTGTTTTAATGAATTGTCTGTCATAATACATTATTCTCCTGTGTTATTTAATTCTCGAAGCATTGACTTCATTTGCGATGTTTTATTGTTTCCAATTTGTGGTTCTACAACACGCATTGGTGCAACAGGTTCGACAGGTTTGATAAAAGATGCTAAGCGTTCTGCATCTGCTTTTAGACTTTCTTCATCGGTACCTTGCAAGCGATCAGCTAAGTCGAATGGCAAACCATTCTGTACTGCAATTCGAGTCCGTAAGTTTTCCGTTTCATAACCGGAAATTTTAGCCTCAAGATCGGCAATTTGCTTGTTATAACTTTCTGTCTCTTGCTTAGAAGTTTCTAATGCAGATTTTAGACTGCTATTTTCATCCTGTACTTGAACAACAAGAGCTTTCATATCATCATAATCCGAGTATTTTTCTTTAACTCGTTCTAAACGATTCTTGATGATTGCATCAAGTTCCTCTTGCGTTTCAATAACCTTAAATTCTGACATTCTCATGTCTCCTTTCTCCTGCTTTCCCGGCAGTTCGGTAATTTTATCATCAAAAAAAGCAGTTCTTAGACTGCCACTTTTTAATAACTGATTTTTTGCTTTTTCTTAGGCTTAGTTGTTACGCAAGCCCAATGCGCAAGCAAAGCGCTGTCCATCAAAGAAATATCCATATCGTCAAAATGAGAGCGATAACCAAAACCACCATTTGAACCAATATTACGCTTATCGCAGTTAGTAGCCACTTTTGATAGAGATGGTTGTCCAGCATGGCAGATATTTTTTTGATAAATACCCTGCTCCCAAAGAGCATTTGCCACTATGATCTCTTTAACGGTTGGTAAGATGACATTCTTAATTTTGTAATCCTTTAATTCTTCATCTAGAATCTTTTGACCACTTGCACCGTCAATAACGATTTGGGCCACATCTGCACTACGCAGAAAAGCCACTAGCCAGTCATTCCCATTGCGCACTGATTGACAATCTATAACTTCGACAAAAAAACGTCCATCTTTCGTCCGGACTGCAACACTCATGGCAACATTTGTACCATCTTGTCCATACTTAATCCCAACAAATAATTGTCCGACAAGATCAGGAATATCAGATACTTTTAATTCGTTCCATTCTGTTTCAGATATAGCAGACTTCTGATTGTAAGTAGGCTAGAAACCTAGACGTTGAACATTATGATCTAGTTTATCTTCACCTAGCTCAGCTTCTACTTTGCGTTCATTCAAGTGATAACCCATTGATGGATTTGAATGATACCAGGCATCCACATCGTCAATCTCTTTTTCTTCAGACACAGACCATTCAGCCCAACCAGAGTATTTCCCTTTACCAAATAAGCACGTTTCTCGATACTTAGTAAAGACTGTACCACTGGAAACTGGTGTAGGAGGAGTCCCACACATGATAGTCATTGGATTAGCACTATCGGTTACAGTATATTTCAAAGCAGATTCCTGCTCTGTTGTGTATTCCTGTGCCTCATCAATGATCAGCATATCGAATCCTTCACCAAGACCCCCATTTGATGTCCTGGTACGGAATTGGACCACACCACCAGTTTTATATAATTCAATCCGTTCCTGTCCTTTGGCACGGATAGAGTTAAAATCTTCACCATCCACATATCCCATTTTCTCCAGGTAACGTTTAACCTTTTCAAATGAGGCATGAGAAGTAGAAATACGATGAGCTGTGTGAAGAATGTTTAGTCCTTTATGCAACCCCCAAATTTCACAAATGTAAAGAATTTCTGACTTTCCGTTTCGTCGAGGAATAGAGTATCCAAATTTCTGATGCACCCATAAGCCAGTTTTATCAACAGCCATCATGGGTAGTAGAAGGTTTTTTTGCCAAGAGTAGCAAGAAAGACCAGTTTTTTCGTAAAGATCAATCGCTTCATTTGCTAATGAATTTTTCTTGACGTATTTTAAAATCACCGATTGAGTAGGATTCTGATTGCCAAGTTTTTTCCTAGCCATACTATAACCTTTCAATCGTAATCGCATGATAACCCTATCGCTGGGAGATATCGGATCACCTCCTAGATGCTGTCTAAAATATTCAGATACTCTGCTTCTTCATATGTTTCTGCAAAAATATCAGGCTTGCACGGATAAAGCTCCCCTCGCACACCTTTGATGATATAATCGTCTGTTTTTGCGACCATGACCCCCTCAAGTGTTTTAATCTCACACCATGCGGGATTTTTATTCCACTTACCATTATCGTGGACGATAATCTCATTCCTTGTCACTGCGTCCCAAAACCAATCTTCTCCAATCAAACAACGTTCATTAAGTTGAACCGCCTCAACCACAACAGGCTTCTTTCTGTATTTCATTTTCTTACTCCTTTCTAAGCATAATAAAAGCACCCTTTCGAGTGCTTCAGTATTCTTATTTTCGGTCTGAAAAGAATTCAGCCCAAAATGGATTTTCTTTATCGAAGATTTCAACCTCTTCTGAGGTCATATTTTGAGGGTAATCTTCAAAAAGGTTATAGAACTTTTCCTTATCAAATGTAAACAACATCAACCCTCTAGCAAACCATGACGTATCAACCCACCAAATTTTGTCATCATGATTTTCTTTATAGCAATATTCAGACCAGTTTATTTCTTCATGATCATCTTTCATGGCCTTCAATTCCTTTCATTTGTTTAGAACCGGCTGTGTTAATGAAACTCAATATATTATGGAACTCAGGATTATCTTTCAATGAATCCGAATCAATAATACAACTATCCACCTCATATTTACCGTGTCTGGTACTATGCGTTTTTTTACACTTGAATCTTTCTTTCAAAACAATGTTATCTAATGGTTTAAACCCGTTTGATATTCTGGATTGTAATTCCAAATATTCGAAACGGCCTTCATTTTTTCTTATGATAGCCGCATGTCTACCTGCCGCTAAATAATATTCATTCCCAGATTCTACCTTTTCCAACAATTCTCTGACAGCAGTAAAGTCATTTGTATGTTTAACAACATGCATTTTAACACCAGGAAGATTTCCTATCATTTGGATTCTACTGTTTCTAGCAAAAAAGTCACAGCTTTCCCCTCCTCGAAAATCTAAAACGGTATAACCACCTTTATTACCTATGTAAGCAAAAGCTGCGGATGAACATGATCCTTTTGTTTTATCTCCACCACCAACAGCAGCAATGATTTGCTCCTCAGTTAGTTTTTTAGGACTTTTTTTGATAGGATTCGAGGTAATTCCTTCTTGAAGCGCAAGTTTTCTCACTTCGCTCATTTGAGATTTCCCATTGATATCTTTCCTTGCTTCTATCTTATCACTTTCATCTGTTTTTCTCCAAATTTTACTCCAAATGTCTTTAACTTTCCCGCTTTTTGGATCATAGTCAACAGTACAACGACAATGTTGATGTCTTCTATAAACATTCTTTGGAACTTTTGGATATTTATAGCTACCTTGAACCTCTTGACACCAATCACAGCAATGGAGATAAGATTTTCTAACAATTTCGGGTTGTAATCCAGATTTATGATGAAACTCAGCATTTTTTTGAATACTATCATCAATAATTGATTGCGTGAAATTGACAATAGGCTCACCGAGCAGCCACCTTACATCTTCAAAATTATCTTCAGACGAAAAGCGATTTACGATACCATCTATTCGATCTTGATTTAGTAAAGGAATTTGAACTTTAAGCCCTATTTTTGCCTCTCTGTTCAAATTTTCCTGAACATCTCTAGTATAAGCGCTTATTATCTCATAATTACGACCCAGCACGTCCATCAACAAACGTTGAGCAATATTGTAATACATTTTACCATCTGGTAATTTATCGGCGCTTAGAGAAGCTTCCAGAGCCTTAGAGAGAATTTCTCCAACTTCGATAGCGAACTCATTCGCTGTCTTATAAGTTGCTTTTTTGGCCTGTAGTTCTGCAAAAGCTCGACTGACAACTTCGCTCTTCCCATATTCACTTTCAAAACGATGCTGTACTTCCTTTAGAATACCAGGTAATACATCATGTTCCATCTGGTTCTCCTTCATTTGTCACAGGAACAGCAGACATATCACCAGCAATACCTGTAAGATCTCGAACCGTTTCAGCATTGATATAGCCAGGCAAGGCTTGATTCAATTTAAGAGCACCATCACCAATCATGGTCATCATATTAGCATCCGCTTCAAATAATGGTTCCCATTTCACGGTTGTTTTCACGAATTGGCTTCTTTCGTAATGAAATTCATCACGCAAACAAGCAGCTACATAAGCTACATTTAGGAAACCAGCACCTAATGATCGCTGAGCCTTTCGACCTGCTAAACGCAAGTTCTCATGACTAGCTTTAATCGCTTCTACAGATGATGGGTTATCTGAAACGAATCCCAAATCATCTAAGGTCAAACCCATCTCTCCAGCAAATCCAGCTGCTGCTGTCCTCAATTGCTCTGTGAATGGTGTCATGCTAGCAGTCGTAAACTGTCCGATACTTGGTTTTTCTCCAGTATCACTTGCTGAGATAGTTAGTAGGCTAGAAACTGTTGCTTTCCACTTTTCTAATGGTTCTGCATCAGGATCCAGGCCAATGATATATTTTTGTGGCCATGAGTAAAATTCAGCAGTAATATCAGCACGTTCTAGAGTCCGTTTAGCGTATTTTTGATAATACATCCCTGCCCTAGTAATCCGTGAACGACCAAAAGGACGAACTGCATCTGGCCTGTGAATAACAGGGACCAATAAAGGAATATTAGCAGGGTTCTTGACTGAATAAGGCTCTTCATCTTTTGGAATGAAGTGAGTGGCATTCGACTCAAAATATGCTTCCAAAGTTGGTTGTCCGTAATCATCACGAGCTAATACTGCATACCCTTCATTTAACAGTCCAGTGATCGGATCAATAATTCCTGTTGCATTGCTTGATTCAATCACCTGCAATCGCACTTCTTCATTATCCCCTTTCGAAAGGTATATAAAACTACACGATCCAATCAAAGCGGATAAGATTGCACTATCAAAAAAGATATCCGGGTTATTTTGTTCAAAAATCTCAGTAACTTCAAAATCATCATTTTCGAACTTTCTAAACACTAGACGATCTGCAAGGCTATCAACCCCCTTAGCAGTCCACCCCAACGTTGATTTGTATTGAGCACGGACATTTATAGGGATAGTAATCCCTATGGGGTTGTCATTATTTTTCATAGCATAATGCTTATACCGCAAATTAACTCTAGGCCTGCAAAATTCTAATTTTCTTCTTAGATATTCAATTCCTCTTAGTTCCAATTTCTTATCCTTTCGTTTTGGCACGAGAAAATATGTACAGTGACGGCGTGAAGCTCGGCCAGAACCGAGGGGAGGGGGTAACCCCCCTATCAGTTCTGGGTCAACTGTGGTATTTCAACCAATTGGTTGATTGTGGCAAATTGCGATTTCCAACAATTGCATTTTTTTCAAAATTTTGTTCAGCATATAACTTATCAGACTTTTGTCTATTGCATTGCCAATGCGCAAGCTGTAAGTTCTTGATGTCTGATGGATGTCCATTCCTATTCACTGGAATGATGTGGTCTATCACTGGGGATAGTGGGTGAGGGTACCTGAGTGATTTATCTACAGGCTGGCCACAGATCCCACAGGTATTCTGAGTCTTGAGTAGTATCTTCTTATTCTTTTCAAATGCTACTCGATGCGGACCGTTGCGGTCTGCCCGTAGTTCTTTCATTGTTCACCTCGATTGTCTTCTCTGTTTTATATCATCCTGCACACCTTACCCTCGTTCCCTTATTCGGTATCAATACCCTGGTATTGAATAGTGGGGGGTATTATTTTGTTAGATAGGGGGGAGTAAATTAATGAGGGAGGGTGTAATAATTAAGCCTGGTATTTTTAAGTTGATGGGTGTTATTTTATTAGAGGGGGAGGGTCTTTGAATTTAACATATCTTATATTCTGTTAATTTGGAGCATAAGACTTTCTACCTTACTCTCTCATAGTGAAGGGGGCAATCATCAATAAATGAATTTACTTTATTTTATTTTGTTAAATACATAGCCTTAATAAGCAAAATTCAGCATGCTATTATCTAGCTCATCTTGCTTGAACCCTATATAGCCCAGTGTGATATCTGGTGAAGAATGATTAAATAACTCCATCAATATTCCAACATTTTGATTCTTTCTGTAATGATGGTAGCCAAATGTTTTCCTCATGGAATGTGTTCCGATGTTTGTTAATCCAATATGCTCTCCAGCATCTCTCAAGATCTGATATGCTGCCACCCTACCAATGTGTGTTATTCTAAGACCTTCATTGTTAACCTTCTTTCTCGAAGGGAACAAGTAATCATAATCCTTTAATTCATTTTCTTTTATATAATGATCCAATGCTTTTCTTAAAGCTGGGTTAATAGCGAACCTTTTTGTTTTACCTGTCTTTCGTTCGGTAACTTCAATGTGAGTTCCTTTAACACTTCTTACTTTCAAGGGCAGGATATCACTAACTCGCATTCCTGAATACAGCCCTGTAACCATCATTACATAGTCTCGTTCATTCTTACTCTTTAAGTAATCCTTCATGCGCTCAATATCATCTGTATCCCGAATCGGTTCTACTTTACGCATTTACCTACTCCTTTCAAATAAAAATAGTCAGTCCATTAGAACTGACTTAAAATATTAGCTGTATGGGATTCGAACCCATGCCACCCCGAATTTCTCCTGGTGAACAGCTAACCAAAAAATACAATTAGGAGATTTACAAAAAACTACCCGGCCACCGCCTTCATTTTCTGATAATACTATTTTAAGTCATAATTTGTGTTATGTTTACCGTATTTTTACCGCAAAAATACCGTTTTTTTATTACATACTAGCACAGCATCTCGATACTGTTCTGCGAATGCTAACAAAGCATTATTGTATAGTTCCTGAAATTTAGTCCTCTCTATACCTAGATAGTTGTAAATTTCGTAGTTTAGATCTTTTTGATTTTTTAAAAACTTGGAAAATAGTATGTACCGATAAGTAGGATTGAATAGCCTGCTTACCGCTTGTTCAATTTCTTCTAACTCAATCATTGCATCCACACGTCGAACAGCTAAATTTTCAACAGCTTTATTAGGTCCTGCTCCTCCTCTTGGTTGAAATGTGAATTCCTGCGTTACTTTTTGAATTGGGTCATCACATGCTATTTCTCTCCAGCGTGGATATTCTGAGAGCTTTTTCTTAGCCCTTCTTATTGTTTCTTTTTCATCGATATCATCAAAAAGTTGCATTCTTCACCTCCGTTTCCTGAATCGCTATATCTGTTAGTTTATCTTGCTTTCCACTTCCGATTTTGTTTCTTAATCTTAAAATCTTTAACGATCTTCTTCCACTCGCTATCACATGAAGAATGTATGAAGTGACTTATTCTTTCTTTAAGTTTTTTATTTTCTACCTCAAGAGCTTCAATCTCTTTGTAGCATCGTCGAACTTCTTCACGATAGAAATCATCAAATATAATCATATATACCTCCTAAAATGGAAGATCATCGTCGCTGATGTCCATTGGATTTGAAGCATGAGAAGGTGGCATTTGTTCCATCATCGAATTTTGATTGCCGGAATTATCACGTTTTTCTAGAATTTGAAAATTCTCTGCTACAACCTCTGTGACATAAATACGTCTACCATCCGTCCCTTCATAGTTTCTTGTTTGAATACGTCCAACAATTGCTACGAGGTTCCCTTTCTTGGTCCAGTTTGCAAAGCGTTCTGCTTGTTCACGCCACATCACGCAATTTACAAAATCAGCATCGTATTCTCCGTTAGCATTTTTAAAATTCCGGTTACAAGCTATTGTAAATTGTGCAGTGGCAATATCTGAAGGAGTACGTTTCAACTCTACATCCTTTGTTAATCTTCCGATCAAAGTTACATTGTTAATCATTATTCTTATCCTCCTACTCCGTTCTGTTCGGCAATTTCTTTCAGCTTCTGAGCTCGTTCATGCTCACGCATTTGATATTCACGATTTAATTTATTTAGAATAGTATCCTGCATTGTATTTTTTTCAGCCATGCGCTGGATACTTAATTCGTGCTCTTCTACTTCCCATTGCAAATCCCTATTTTCTTGTTCAAGTTTTCTTATTCGTGTGTTTAGATTTATGCTTGATAGAAAGAGTATTAAAAATAGAGCTGCAATATTAACAATCAGTAATTGATTTTTGTTCATACTCTTCAATCTCCTTGTCTAAATCTCTGACTTTACGTTTCATCCATTCTTTGTTCGCTGTGGCATTTTGTTTTCCTATTTGATTACATAAAGATATGAACAATTTCTCATCTTCCAGTCTTCTCTGGTATGCATTTCTTGTTTTAACTAATGTCTCTAATTTCATCTTTTTTATCATCCTCTATATTTGATAGAACAGCCACCAAAATGGCCCAAATAATAGCTAATATGTGGGCAAGGCCGATTAAAAACCATAAAAATTGTTCCATCCCATTACTCTACTTCCTTCACTTCTATTCCTTCACAATCAAACACCCAGCCAAAGCCGGCCTCTTCAAGCTGTTTTTTTGTGTGTTCTGTACGAAATTTTTTATCTAGTTTTATTGACGATAAGACCCAAGC